CAACAGGATTGGTAAGACAGTGTCAACATGTTTTGAAACTGCATACCATCTTACTGGTCAGTATCCAGAATGGTGGCAAGGCAAACGCTTTAACAAACCCATCACTGCAATGGTAGCAGGCGAAGGCTGGAGCCAAGTTGCCTTGGTTCTGCAGCAAGAATTGTTAGGTACGCCAGATGTTAAATTGCGAGAACAATTAGGCACTGGTGCCATACCGCGTGATTGTATCATTCAAGATACCATGCGTTCGGATGGTGCCAATGCCATTGGTGTAGAAATTCGACATATCAGCGGTGCCAAATCATATTTGTTGTTTGCCAATTACACACAAGAGGTTCGACAATTACAAGGTTTCAAATTAAATTTAGCTGTGTTTGACGAACAACCACCAGATGCATTCTTTTCTGAAATCGTCACACGTACCGCTACTACACAAGGCCAGGTGCTGTGTTCATTCACACCGCTTAAAGGCCTTAATGGCCTAGTAAGCAAATTCTGGAATAAAGAAGAAGGCTATGATTATGTGCGAGTGGCCTGGGACGATGTGCCAGAATACGATCCATGGGGTGAACCATTTCTGCTAATGGAAACACGTCGCCAACTGGAACGAGATTATCTGCCACATGAGCGCGAAGCTCGCATGCAAGGTAAACCTATTATGGGCAAAGGTGCTGTGTTCCAAATACGCACATGGCCAACATATGCACCAGGTGAAATTAATTTCCGCAATATGCCAAATATACAACGCGTAATTGCACTGGATTTAGGTTTGGTTAATGACAAGACCGTAATCAGTCTTGTGTATTGGGATCCGTATGAAAGAGAAGCCTGGCTGCATAAACAAATCGTAGTGCAAGGTGTTGAAGAAGCAGTGCCCACTCAGTACATCAATCATCTGCTACGACCAGAAGTATTTGGTACACCAATTGTGCTGCCTGCTGATGCCAACACACAAGGTCGCTATACAATGAGTGCTAGTTCAATACGCGAATTATTTGAAAGTTATGAATTAAATGTAATGCCAAAAGCCATTATGAATCCACCAGATTCTGAAGGTCGTATAACCAATCACAAAAGCTACGGTATCAACCAAATGCGCCAGATGTTAGAAATTGGTAGTTTGCATGTCAATGAAAATTGTATAGATTTTTTACGCGAAGCACAGAATTATTATGTGGACACACAAGGCAGATTCAGTGACCCAGATGACTGTATTGATTCAGCAAGATATGCTATATTAGCATGTCTGCAAGGTATTGCAGAACCGTGGGATAACCGTTCACCACAACAACGAATGGCTGCACAAAGAGATCGCTATGTGCAGAGAGATGAATCTTTAAAACCAGCGTGGAAACGCTCATACTCAACAGAATAATGAACACACCCGAACCAAATACATTTGCTCAAGCAAAACTCTATATAGGCACACGACTAATGTTGTTGTGCCATCGCCATGCTTTGGCTTTGGTAGACTTGGCGGATGGCAACGGTGTGAAATTAAAAATAGAACCGTTGGAAATAGAAGATTTTGGCCAACAGTGTCGTGCTTGCATGGCAGCTGAACCAGAACCAAATATTATATTAACGATTTAAAACCGTAGATCTCCCTTGCAAGAATCTATGAAGTTTAGGCCCACATGGTGTGGGCTTTTTTACAACCATAAAAAATAACATTCTACGCAAATGGTATAAATAAAAGCAATACCACCAAACGGCATTTACATTGTGAATGCCAGGTGTTATAATAAACTTACTAACGCAAGTTAGTGCAAACCTTACGGAGCAAACTAAAATGGCAATACCAATCGGCACACCGGTGCAAATCAAACCTGAATACCAAGATCCAGGCGACGACAAATACATTTGGCATACTGTATCAACTGACGAAAAAGGTCGCGTTGATATTCAAGCCAAAAATTCCAATTTAACATTTAAACCAATCTACACAGTATATGTGAGTTGGTTGAAAGCAGTCTATGAATAATCCAATACACGATATTAAAACCATGATGAACCATTATGGGTTCAAGCCAGAACAACTAACACCTGAACGGCTTAAATTTCGTTTGTCTCTTCTAGCAGAAGAAACCAACGAATTACACACAGCAGTTGAATCAGCAGATGCCGCAGAAGCAGTTGATGCATTGATTGATATTGTTGTTATCGCACTAGGCACCTTACATCTTGCAGGAGTTGATGTAGAAAAGGCCTGGCGAACAGTGCATACCGCAAATATGCAAAAACTGAAAGGCACAAAGCCTGGACGTCAATCCGATGGTTGGGATTTATACAAACCATTAAACTGGGTTGAACCAGATCACAGCGACAACACAGGCAAATTTGCCACATACCTTAAGGAGAATACCAAATGACAATGTCTTTTAACCATATCGTTTCTAAAACACGAAAAAATGTAATACAAGATTATGATTACACCAATATTGACCGTGATGCCACACAAGATTTAATTGTGTCTATTGCAGTTTTAATGGATCGTGTGTTTGAAACGCCAAACCAAGATTTTGAAACATACGTGCAACAAAACCCAGTTGATGCAGAAGACGATCCAGCAGAAATGTTTGATCGTATGTTTGATGCAGTCAATCCAGAAGCCATGACAAAATATCAAAAACAGTTTTATGATTTTGCTGGTATTAATACACGAGCTATTTTTAAATGGTATCGTAAAAACCACGGTTCAGTTAACCTATCACCAAAACAGCTTGAATGGTATCGCCGTTGGTTCACTAAACACACAGTTGGTCATGCGTGTTTATACCCAGAACAAAACAAAGTAATCGTGCCAATTTTTAAAGGAGTAAAACCATGACATGTGAATATCAACAATCTACAACATACCAAGACGGTGCTGCAGCCGTTCTATTAGAATGTGCTGAATTGCTAGAACGCAAAAGCCAAGACTACAATTCAAACGGTATTGACCGTGATGATTATTATCTGTATGGTCGCAAATCGCTAATGACTATGATTCATACCAAAACACTACGGTTGCGGTCTTTAATTGATCAATGCCCAACTGATGTAAATTTTGAAAGTATTCAAGATACATTAAAAGATTTGGCAAATTATTCAGCCATTTGGATTGATTGGGAGCGACGTCATGTTAACGATTGATAACATACGTCAAGAATTTAAAGATTTATTGGCTGCTGGTACAACCGTTGAAGACAAGACCGGTGTGAAAGTATTAGAAATCACACCAGCTTGGTTCTTGGCTGACCAACCTACCATCTTTGGCACAGTCAATGAAGATTATGTACGACGCGAATTGGCCTGGTATGATTCACAATCACTTAATGTGAAAGACATTCCTGGTGGCACACCGGAAATTTGGCTTCAAGTGGCTGACGATATGGGTCGTATTAACAGCAACTATGGTTGGTGCATTTATAGTCAAGAAAACTGGCGCCAATATTACAGTGTGTTAAAAGAATTACGAACACAACCTACATCGCGTCGTGCAGTTATGATTTACACACGACCATCAATGTGGCATGATTACAACAAACTTGGTCGCTCTGATTTTATGTGCACCAATGCTGTTCAATACACAATAAGAAACAACCTTTTACATGCTCATATACAAATGAGATCTAACGATGCTGTGTTTGGCTATAAAAATGATTATGCCTGGCAAGCTGAAGTTCTACGCAGATTGGCTGCGGACCTGGAAATTGAAACTGGCAATATCTATTGGTGTGCCAGTTCCCTTCATATATATGAAAGACACTGGAATTTAATAACATGACAGACCATACAAAAAAACTTAAAGAATTAATCGCAGAAATAGAAGCCAGGAACAAAACACCTGAAGGTAAACTGGCACAAGTAAACTCAATGTTGTACAGAATGTTTGAAATGTACGTTGATTGTGGTTTTACTGATGAACAACGCCATAAATTCGGCCTGGCATTAAAAGACCAATTTGAAATTATGGAAGAAATGTATAACGATACTGTGCATTAACCAATATGAAATTTGCTATCTTACTTGCCAAAGGTATCGAAGGCTGCGGTGTGACCAAATACACCGCAGAGCTGACACGCTGGCTCAACCAACAAGGCCATGAATATACCATCATAGCTTCTGCTGACAAGAAGTTTACTAGAAACAACAGCCATGATCTGGCCAATATAAAATTATTCAAGTTTGAAAAAGATCTTGATGAAATGATTGCCTTGGTTAATGATCATGATGTTGTGTTAATAAACAGCTTGCCAAACTTCCGGTATTCTGATTTGTGTATTGGCAATTTCATTACATTATTGAAAACCATTCGCACGCCAGTTATACTCTTGCAACACGATCACAGCAAAACCAGTTTATCACGCAATCGTGGTATGACTGAAGCGGTTGCTGTGTCTCGTGCAGTCCTGGTTCACAGCACAACCAATCATATGGCACAACGTGTTAATGAACCAGCTACCAGCCATTTTGCATCGTTGTTTAATATTGATACAAAACCCATACGATATTTTCAACCGGGTTTTGATTTTGATCATCATCGTATTGCTGTACCATTATCAGAAATTAATACTGCCGTTCATCGTTGGGTTGGTAGACCTACACCATGGAAAGGTTTTAAACAGATGTTTGAATTCCACGAACAATATCTACAACCTGCTGGCAACATTTCAATTATGGAAGGCATTGAAAAAAGTCAAGCATTCAGCCATTTAATCATGCCAGTGTTTAATTTCATTGACAAGACTGTGTTGTCTACTGATTCATATACACCGGAACCAGGACAACCAATTTATCTGCATAACAAATATCGCAATGCAGAATTAATGCAACGGTTGGCACGATCAGGTTTTGGTTATCAGCTGAGTATACTTGATGCTGCCAATATTGAACACAGCCTTGAATACACACATTGTGAAATTGTGTGCAGTGGTACAATACCAGTTTTTCGTCGTGCATACGGTGAAAGATGTAGACACAGCCAAACCAATGAACCGTTGGTTTACGGCAACAACGGTACTGTTTGGCTTGATGAAACTGATTATGCTGACACATTCAATACCATTCAAGAAATTAATGCCAATCCTGAATTGCGTCTGGCCATGCGTGAACGTGCATTCAATTATTACAAAAGCCACCAGGACAGCAGTATTGTCTTTCCAAAATTACTGGCAGATATACAATCTGTTCTATGATGAAACCTAAATTCGTTGATTTGTATTCTGATATTGCTGACCGTGTTGGCCAAATGAGCCATGCAACCAGAGCCAAAGTTGGTGCTGTCATTGTAAAAGACGATACCATTATAAGTTATGGTTATAATGGTATGCCACGCGGTTGGCCTAATGATTGTGAAATAGACGGTGCCACACGACCAGAAGTTTTACATGCAGAATCCAATGCCATTGCCAAACTTGCGCGCGGACCTGCATCAGGATTTGGCGCAGATATGTTTGTGTCTTATAGTCCGTGTATTGAATGTGCCAAATTAATCGCACAAACTGGTATTCGTAAAGTATGGTACAGACAACAATACAGAGATACTGCAGGCATAGATTTTTTACGACACAGTAGCATTGAAGTCGTGCAAAAACCCAGTGATTAAAATACCTAACATTGGGCATTTAGCTTAATGCACTAAATATAGTGCAAAGGGCAGATTTCAATGTTAGATATTAAACAAATACCCGTAGATAAGATTAATCAGAATAAAAAGCAGAATGCTACATTTGTTCGGATGAAAAACCAAATGGACGTAAAGATGGCGTCCTATTTGCGATATCTAGGAACCAAAAATGCTGTGAATCGCGCCAGCGATTATCACTATCTTGTGCTGGCAGTGACTGATTCCACAGCACCAGTTAACGGCATAGATTACATTCATCCATCAGTAAAACCTGCAGTAGATTATGCCACTGCAGTTATCACCAAAGGTCTTATTCCCAATGGCGAAATCAATTTTGAATTCGTAGCAGAATCTGAATTAGACGAACCAGCAGCACGTCAAGCTACAGAAATGGTTAGCAAAGTTGTTAACCAAATGAATGATCCGCATTTTATACTAGAGCGTTGGGTCATGGATAGTGCCATGCATAAAAACGGCATGATGATGATTAAACCAATTCGCGAAAAGATTGATCGTTATGTCACGACCGAAGGCACACGCGATCAATTAAAAGCATTTGAATTACAAGCCGCAGAAGCAGGTCTAACAGCATTACGCCAAACACGTCGTAGACTGAATGTGGACATGGAAGCAGTCATGGCTGAAGTTCAACAATTAACTGGTCAACAAAAAGACCAGAACATGCAAGACATGATTGAAGCCAGATTAACTAGCATTGCAGATCTGGAAGAACAAGATTCAGAAACCTTAATGGCAGAACAACAAGATTTTGCACAAATCCAAATGGAAACAGAACAAGAAGTTCTAAATGAAGCCATTGCTCGCAACACAATCTACACTGCCAAATACAAACTAACTGGTTATAATATCAATATAAAATTCGTGCCTATTGCACAGCATTACTGGATCTGTGATCCTACTGTGCCAGAAATGCGCGATCAACCATTCTGTGGTTATTACGATCCAATGAGTATTCAAGAAGCAGTTGAATTGTACCCTGGTATTAATTTAGAAGAATTCCGTGTTCATGCTGAATATAACATGAACGGTGCTTACCAAGCAGGTTCAGTTCTTAATAATTTGGCTATTCATGCGCGTGATTCAGTGCCTGTTATGGGTATTCCAGTTTCATCAGCAGCTTCAGCTGATCCTGATTCACGCCAAGTTTCAATCGTCACTGTATGGAACCGTTATGATATTGACGGCGATGGTGAATTGGAATTAGTTGAATTGATTTACTCTGGTAGCTACATCATCTCCGCACGTGAAGTGGAGTTTATTCCAGTAGCCAACATGTGCCCTAAACCATTGCCAGGCAATTTCTACGGTATGAGTATTGCTGAATCAGTAATACCAATGCAGGAATATGCAACATCGGCTGCAAGAGCTGAAATACAATTGGGTTTGTTAACTGCCACACCACGACTTGGTGTTAAGCCAGACAGATTGGATTTTGAAATGTTGCAAGATGGCGAAGCAGCCATTTTTATTTTAGACAGCAAATTTAATCCTGCCACTGATGTGTATCCAGTGCCACCACCATCAGGCAATCTGGCTTTCTTGGAAGTGGCAATGAATCGTATTCAGCAAGACACCATGGCCATGATTGGTATGACTACACCTGCTGATGTATTCAATCCTGAAGTTATGGCACCTGGCAACAGCGGTGTGAAATTGCAAATGGCATTAACGCCAAACCAGATTATTCAAGACAACACAGTTCGCAATTCAGCCGAAGGTTTGAAAGAAGCCATTTGGTTAATTTGGCGTACGTTAATTCAATACGGCGATGATTATGGTGTTAAGAAATTGGCTGCTGGTTCTCATCCTGACAAAAAACCAGAATTCTTAGATTACCAAAGCTGGGATGATATGAATTTTTGTGATCGCCACCAAGTGCACCTTGAATTAGCTCTTGGCATGATGAGTGATGAAAATGCTCTTGCCAGAACACAAATCATTCAGAAATGCCAAATGGAATTGTATCAGACTACACAAACAATGGTTGCATCTGGTACATTAACACCAGGCATTTATAAAAAGATTAAGAAACCGTTTGAAGATACCTTATATCAACTAGGTGTAAAAGACTGTGATACATATTTGCCAAGCGACGAAGAAGTTGCTGAAATGATTGCAGCAGGACAAGAAGCAGCCAAAACTCGTGAGCCAAGTCCAGAAGACAAACAACGATTATCTGTAGCCAATTTAAACGACACCCGTGCCAAACAAATTCAAGCAGAAGTTGCTGGCGAAGATGCTGAAAGTCAGTTGGATTTTATGTCAATGGCAGCAGGAGATCCCAAAGTTTACAGTTAAAGATTTTACCAAGGAAATGATATGATAGAAGACACAACCATTGAAGCGTTTAACACACGATTAACAGTAGATTTTAATAATTACAAGAAATTTACACCCGCTCAGAGGGACCAGGTCAAGAAGTACGGCAGTGACGCAGAAGCACTTTTAAAGAACCGTGAATTGGCCTTGTTCGTCCATCATTTTAAATTCAATTTAAGTGATGTGTTGCTTACAATTGCCAATCACAGCGATGAAGCCAATGCGCATCGTATTGCTGTTGCCAACCAGTTGACTGGCATTGATGCTTTCATTGGCAGTTTAAAACGAGCTGTATTAATGAAGAATAAAATTATTGAATGGGAAAACAACCAACTAGAAAACCAATAAACACTGGTTTTATTAAAATTGGCTAAATATCTTTACAACGGTAAACGCAAGTCCCGTTTAAAATTTAAGGATAAACATGACAACCATGATCACGCCTAACAGTACTGACCCAGTCGGTTCTGCGGCCACTGATAACCCAGCAGTCCCAAGCCTGGACTCAATTGCACAGAAGATGACCGCCATGCGAGAGCAGACAGAGCGTAATCTACTTCGTGCTACCGAGCAGACTGCAACAGGAAGTGAAAAGCCTGTGGCACCTGATAGTGAAGTGCCAGAAGTTGCTGATACCAGCGATACAGATATTGATAGCGACACTTATGAAGCAGACGCCCAGGAATCACAAGATGAACCTGTAAGCCCTGACAATAATGAGAGCACTAGCGATGAATTAATTGATTTCATTGAATTTGCAGAGACTAATCCCTCAGCCAAATTCAAATTTACTAGAAATGGTAAAGAGGTCGTAATTGACGCTAAAAAAGCCGCAGCAATATTAGGTCAAGGTGGAGCAATACACGAAGAAGCACGCCAGTTAAAGGTTGAGCGAAGTGAGTTTGACGAATATGTTCGAACCAAACAAGCACAACAAGAAGGATTAACACTGGCTATGGAGTTTACGGTAGAACCTCGTTTACAAGGTGCCTACAATGAGATTGCCAAAACGCAGAATTATCAAACTACGTTTCAGCAACAACTTGCACACACGCAAGATCCTGGCCAACGTGCTAGAATTGAAGCGTCAATGAGACAGAATGAGCAATACATTCATCAACAACAGCAAGTCATTGGGCAGTTAAAACCTGCAGTAGATGAATTTAAACAAATTCGTCGACAACAAGTAAGCGAAAGATTGAATACAGCTCGCAAGGCATTCCAAGACAAAGAGTTGAGAAACGAATATGTCTTTAATGAACTGCGTGACAAAGTAGCCAAGGTTTGGCCAGATGCTCGTAGCGAATTAATTCCTGGTATTGCCAATATTGATTTGATTACAAGTGATGAGAATTTATTATCGTTGATTAGGGATGGAATGAAATACAGATCTAAACCTACTACAAAATCAGCAGGTGGCAGTTTTGCCGCACTGACACAACGAAGAGGTTCAAGCACAAATGGTCGTGGTCAAGAAGATGGCATGAACAAACTTCGTGAACAAGCCAAAGCCGGCGATAAAAAAGCCGGAGACAACTTACTGGTGCAGCGTTTACAACAAATACGCGGCAGCAGAAGATAATAGCCAAATAATATATTCAAGGAGAATAACATGGCAGAAATTACAACAAGTCAAATTGGTAATGGTACAACAGCATACGGCAGTGATATCGTTGTCAAGGATCTGGATTTAGACGTATCCAATCGCGTGAAGGACGACACACCCGTCCTGAATATGTGTATGAGCAAAAAGCGTAAAGTTAATTCCACGCTACCATTATGGACAGACGACATCTATCGTTTGCCAGCTGCTCAAGCCGTAGACGAAGGTGCTGCAGTTTCAACTGCAAACGCAGAAAGCAATCAGCGTTATAACCTAGGCAACTACACACAGATTTTCCAGACAACTATTGCAGCATCTGGTACAGCTCGTGCAGTTATGCAATCTGGTGGAGATCCGCAAGCCTATCAAGAAGTAAAACAGCTGATCGAATTAATGTTCGACGTTGAAATGCAATTGGTTCGTGCTGACCAGATCGGTACACAATATTCAGGCCAAAGCGGCACTGCTATTACCAATCCAACAACTGCTCAAACAGGCGGTCGTCGTATGGGTTCATTGAATGCTTTCGCAGGAACACATTCTTTCAATCCAACTAATGCTGGCACTGCTAACATTACAACTAATACCAACAATGCAAGTTCTGATTCCAGTACTGCCAACGTTGGTAATTTGAATATCAGCGCCAATGGTACTGAGTTCTATTCAGGAACATTTACCAACCAGTTGTTCCAGCCAGTGTTATACAAGCAATTGGTCACAACTGCTGAACAACGCTACAATGCCAAGATCCGCACAATGGTAGTTCCAACTTCCTTGCGCACAATGATCTCCGACAACATTGTGAATAGCAACACTTCTATCAACCGTCGTAATGTGGAACGTGGCGACACAATCCAGACTTATGAAGGCGATTTTAATTACACATACGAAATCTATGATTCATGGATCATGGACCAAGCAGGTGTAAGCGATCAAATCTATTTCATGAACGAAGATGTTCTACAATGGGGTTCGCTACGAGATCTAGGACCTAATAACGAAGTATTTTCGAACGCGGATGCGAGTCTGGATCAATTCCTCATGGAAGGAACCTTAATCGTCCGCAACCCTGCAGGAGTCGGAGTTTTGCATAATATTTCTGCAAGTGGTGCTGCAGTATCTGGCGCACGAACAAGTACATTTGTTCAGCGTGTCAACACTGGTGCAGGCGACTCTTATTGATACCAATAATAGTTTTTTGCAAAACAACAAAAGGGGCTTCGGCCCCTTTTTTTATTTGAATACTGAGGTATTTCAATGTTGCACTAAATACTAACCTATGAGTAATGATTACAACAAACCCGAATATTTGAGCGATGCAGACCCAGAAAAAAACTATGATTACTGGCGTCAAGATCATGGTGGCACAGTCACAAACCACAATGGTGTTGCTGATGCTTTGTTGAAAAACGACAAATTATACAATGCCATGAAAGGCGACTGGAAACGCACTAGTCTAAGCGGCAGTCAAAATATTATAACCACTACTGGCCGTGAAGATGGCAAGTTTTATATTAAACGAGAACAAAAGAACGCAGAAGCAGTAGCACGTCGTTGTCAAGCATATCGCAAAGCAGTAGAATCTGGACATAATGATCCGTTGGCACCTATTGGTGATGATGGCAAACTCACATACAAATGGATGGATTTGCCAAATGTTGTAAGCATTCGTATTAGTGATCAATATTTTGGTGGTATGCCTTGGGCTGCCATTAAACACGATCGCAATTTAAAAGCACAATTCTACAAGGTTGTTGAACGAGAATACAACCAATACGTTTGCTATCCAGGTGGTAAACTACCAATCCCAGTTGATGTGCCATATCCTACCAAGGTTGGCCAACAACGATTCTTCAAAGGACATTAAAAAATGTTTGTAATACCCACAGGCGATGATCTCGTAGACTATATCAAGGACTTTACAGGTTCTACCAATGACACTGAAATTAAACAGTGTATTTTTCTAGCTGAACTCAGCATGCGTAATGTTGAATTGCCAGCTTTGCGTTCAGATCCTTATGCTGTAGAGAATATCGGTGTGGCTGACGAACAAGGTTATATTCCTATTCCTGATGATATGAATAAACCTATTTTGTTCTTCAAACAAGGCAATCCCGGCGGTCAACAATCAAGCCAAACAGGTCCATGGATTGTGTATGATCGTATTGGCGATCGTGATATTATTACACAAGGCATGATTGCACAATTGTATTTGCAACCAGTTAATGTGCCTGCAGTTATCCGCGGCAAATTTTCTGAAGTAGGCGACAAATATCATTTCTTGCCTTACATTGCCGAAGGCGACCTAATCAACTTGTACTACTACAAGGCCTGGCCTTTGTTGTTTGCTCCTGTAGAAGATCAATTGATTTCAACCACAGGCACAGTGGGATCTATTGTGGGCGCAAGCTCACCTTGGCAAGCCACCATCACAGGCATGAGCACCACAACAGGACTTGCTCCAGGCGATATCATCACTGCTACCAACGGCACTGGACGATTAGGCACAGGTGGCGTATACACAGTGGACACTGTTGTGAGCAACACATCAATAACATTTGTGGCCACAGGCGGAACCACTCCCATAGCAGGCACCATAACCAACATCTACCTGGCTGACCAGACCATACAATCAAATGCTGTGCTACAGACCTGGCCAGAAGGTTATGTGTATGCCACCTTGAGAGAATACTACATCAAACGCCACAATCCAGAAGATGCGCAAATATACGGCGCCAAGTTCGACAATGCTTGGAATCAAGTGGAAGATCAAAACAACAAAGGCAAGTGGTCAGGCGGACACACACGCTTTACGTCAGTATGGCAACCACGCCAGTATCGCCAATACAACATCAAATAAGGACTGTGACCAATGTCAACAACTTCAAGTAGAAATTTTACCACACTGTATTCAGGTGCAGGGTCAGCAGTAGCACAAGGAGCATATGGCAATGCCAATGTTGTAAGTTTATTAAACGTAGGTACTGACGGTGGCAATACTGTAGGCAATATCACAGCCACAGGCGCTATTACAACTACCGGCACTATGTCAGCTACTGGCAATATTACCGGTGGCAATATTAATACTGCAACAGTCACAGCGACAACATTAAATGGAAATCTAGCCGGCGGCACAGTCACCGCTAGCACAATCAGTGCGTCAGGCAATATTACCACAGCAGGTTATTTTATAGGAAATTTTGCTGGTAATATCACTGGCAATTTAACAGTTCCTGGTGCTAACACACAAGTGCTATACAATAATAATGGCAACGCTGGTGCATCTGCAGGATTTACATTTGACTCAGCTGCCAATGTGTTTTCAACACCAGGCACAATCACAGCAATAGGTAATATCACAGCACCGTATTTCTTAGGCAATGGATCTCAACTCACTGGCCTGCCTGCCACTTACAGTAATGCCAATGTGGCAGCATTTATGGCTGCGTATGGCTCAAACACTATTAGTTCAACAGGCAACATTACCACAACTGCCAACGTAAGTGGCGGATTTATTCTAGGCAACGGATCACAGCTGACAGGCATTGGCGGCACATATTCAAATGCCAATGTGGCGTCTTTTATGGCTGCGTTTGGTTCTAACACCATTTCCAGCACAGGCAACATAACCACAACTGCCAACATTGCAGGTGGATTCTTTCTAGGCAACGGATCACAACTTACAGGCATTGGCAGCACATACGGCAATGCCAATGTGGCTGACTTCCTGGGCAACGGTTTTGGATCAAATACCATAACCACAACAGGCAACATCACAACAGGCAACTTGCTCACAGGTGGGTTGATATCAGCCACAGGCAATATCACAGGTGGCAACATAAGAAGTGCAGTGTTTCAAGCAGTGAATTCAGCAGGCGGAGTGCTACGAAATGCCTCAGGCACCAATCAACTGCAATGGGGTTCGGGTGGTGGCGACAATCTTAGCCTAGATGTGAGCACAAATATTACTGGTGCCAATGCTCAAATCAATATCAGTCCAACAGGCAATTCTGGACATGTGCATATCAAACCCACTGGCACACCCAGTGTAGAAATTGCACCCACATTCACTGGCAGCGTCAACAACATGATCATTGGTAATATCACGCCTGCGGCTGTGAGTGCTACTACAGTGAGTGCTACCGGCAACATCACGGGTGCCAACCTTGTGGCCACAGCCAATCTTACTTCAACACAACAAACTGTAGTGGGCACTGCCAATACAGGCACCACAGGCAACATTGTAATGAGTGGTCGCAACATTGCCACAGACATGGCCTATCAGCCAGACGGACAAACAAGTCCTGCACTGTATTATGGTAAAATCATGATTGGCACTGGGTTTAACGGCAATAACAATTTGGGCACTGCATCAAGATTGGCCAGTTGGGATGCAATCATGCGTGGCAACACTAGCACACAAGTTAGACAATTTGATGTGGAAACTCAAGTTAGTCTAACTGGCAATGTCACAAATGGATCATTCCGTCAACAAGGTCTTGGTGCTCGTGTGCGAATAGGTGGCGGGTCAGCAGGCAACAGCATAACCCTTGCAGGCGGTGGCGGACAAAACAGTGCTGTGGCTGCATTCCAACCCAACCTTGATGTGGGCAATGTTTCACCATACAATCTGGGCAATGCTTCAGTAAGCCACTGTTCACTCAATGCTGGATTTGTCACTTTACATCCAGGCGGCAGCATAGGCAATGTGTATGGCTTTATGCCTGGCATAATTGCGGGCAGCACAGGCAATGCTGCCACAGTAGGCAATCTCACAAACTACATAGGTTTTACTACCAATATGTCAGGGCCGCCTTCTGTGGTGGGCAATTTATATCACTTTTATCATCCCGCAGCGGTTGGCACTGCTGAAGCAACTGCCACTGGATTGTCGGTGGGCAATGCTGCTCGTTCAGCACCAAACTACTATGCATTTAGAAACGATGATGCAGTAGCACAGGTCAAACTGGGAAGTTTGCGTAGCTACAACGAGTTTCAGTATGCCACTGCCACATCAGGCACAGTGAACATTGACAAGACCAATGCACAGGTGCAGTTTGTTGCACCCACTGCCAATGTCACGATTGGAGACTTCCAGAACTTTGTGACCACAGCCAATGACGGCACCAACAACGACACACAAACAGACACTGTGACCTTGATCATTCAGCAAGGTGCCACACCTTACACTGTGACCATGCCTACAGGCAATGCCGCAATCAAATATGCTGCCAATGTCACAACAGTAAGCACAACTGCCAATAGTGTGACCATGGTGTCAATCACAGCATTTAGGTCCAGTGCCAACGCTGCCATATATTTGACCACTGTTTCACCGGGGTTTGTATAATGTTAGGAGCCGCAAGAACAGCACAATATGCCGGCTGGTGGAACAGCGGTTATGGTATTGTGGCCACTGGCGGCACAATAACTGACATCACTGTTAGTGGTGTGCCGTATCGAGTTCATACCTTTACATCTACTGGCACATTCACTGTGACCAGTGTTGGATCAGCCACTGGGTTAAGTATTGCACAATTGTTTTTGTGTGGTGGTGGTGGATCCGGCGCTTATACCGCAGGTGGTGGTGGTGGTGGTGCAGGTGTGTTTGACGGCTCAAACGGCTCACAGAATTTTCCATTAGTAGTTCAAAGTTATACCATGACTGTGGGTGCAGGCGGTGTTTCACCTGCATCAGCTGGACAGTCAGTAGGTGGTGCCCAATCATCTATTAGTCCTGTGCCTTCAGGTCTTACTACCAATTTCATTGGTGGCGGATCAGGTGCTGGCGGCTATGCAGGCGGTTCCAGTCCTGGCATTCCTGGCACAGATTCAGGCTCTGGTGGAGGCGGCAGCAATCGCGGCGGAGCAGGCGGAGCAGGCACAGGAGTATCTGGAGCAGGCGGAGCAGGCAGCAGCAATTTAGATGGTGGCGGTGGTGGTGGAGGTGGCATGGGC